AATGGTGCATGGGAATTGCTAGGCAAAATTGGAGTACAAGTAGACTTAACAGATTATGTAAAAAATACAGATTATGCAAGTTCTAGTAAAGGTGGAGTTATAAAAGCAACATTAGATTTTGGTTTATACAATGATAGTCAAGGTTTAAGAGGATACACAAAAAATTATACTGAATATTTAAACGGTGGAAATGGGCAAATTATAGGTAAAGGAACACTAGAAAACGTAATAACTGGTAAAGGATTAGTAAGTAATACAGATTATGCAACAAGTTCAATAGGTGGAGTAGTAAGAGTTCAAAATGCAAATGGTTTAAGTGTAAGTAATGAAGGTTTCTTATATCCATTAAATAGCACTTATGCAACATATCAAAGTGCTGGAAACACTTATGTTATTTCAAAGGGAACATTAGAAAATGTCCTTACTGCTAGAATAGGTGATATAGCAACAGCAATAGATTTAATTCAAGGTGAAGTTATATAGGAGGTAGATTATGGGAAATAATTTTATAGTTTATAAACATACTACTCCTAACAATAAAGTATATATTGGAATAACTTGTCAAGAACCTAAAAAGAGATGGCTATATGGCAAAGGTTATATTCATTGTAAATACTTTTATAAAGCAATACAAAAATATGGTTGGAAGAATATAAAACATGAAATACTATTTGAAAATCTTTCAAGAGAAGAAGCAATACAAAAAGAAATTGAACTAATTGAAAAATATGATAGCACAAATTCTAAAAAAGGATATAACATTTCAAAAGGTGGGGAAGGAAATTTTGGAGTTGTATTTACTGAAGAAAGAAAGAAAAACATTAGTAAAGCAAAAATGGGACATCTTGTAAGTGAAGAAACTATACAAAAAATTAAAGATAGCACAACAGGTATGAAACATTGGAATTTTGGTAGAAAATTATCACAAGAAACAAAAGATAAAATTAGTAAAGCACATAAAGGTATGAAATTTACAGAAGAACATATAAAAAATATGCATACATTTAAAAAAGGACATACTCCTTGGAATAAAGGAATGCCAATGGATGAAGATACTAAAAATAAATTATTAGAAAGAAGTAAAAGAAAACCAATATTATGTATTGAAACTAATACAGAATACAAAAGTATTAGAGAAGCATATAGGCAAACTAAAATAAGTTATAATCACATTAGTGAAGTATGTAAAGGAATTAGAAAAACTGCTGGTGGTTATCATTGGCAATTATTAGGAGGTGTTGAATAATGTCAGACATTTCAACAAAATTGACATATCTAAACGAAACAAAAACACAATTAAAAGACATGATAAATTATGGATTAGATAATAATAACAAAATAGATAGTAATACAACATTTAGAAACTATGTATCAAGTTTATTTAAAGCCTTTATAGAAAGTTTAAATAATCCAGAAACATTATGGGGAAATTTACCAAAGATAACAGGAACAGGCACAAATGTAACACTAAATAATACAATAAATGCCCCAATGGATATAGTATTAAATCCAGTAGAATTAGAACAAGCTACTACAACAGGAAAGAACTTATTAAAAATGCCGAACACATCTGTTACTTCTAATACAGTAACATCAATTTCAAATGATGGTGAAATAAAAGTAAGTGGAACACCTAGCCAAAATTGGTTTAGTATTATACCGACAACTAATTTTAATAGTTCATTACCAGCAGGTAATTATGTGTTTAGTAGGCAAAATATATCTACAACTGCAAGATTAATTTTAAGGTTAGAATTTAATGATAGCACACACCTAGATTACTATATGTCTACAGGTTCTACTCAAAATGTAAAAATAACCACTTCAAAAGAAGCAACAGGTTATTCATTATATAGTGATAGCAACTCAACAAGTACAAACTTAAATTTTACTGACTATTTAATGCTAGAAACTGGGTCAACTGCCACTACATATGAACCATATTCTGGTTTAATTCCTGCACCTAATCCAGACTATCCACAACAAATACATACAATAAGTGGAGATAATGAAATAGTAGTAAGTAATAAGAACTTGTTTGATTTAACTACTGCATATCACGGAACTATAAATGCACAAGGTGTTGAAGGACCGAACGAGAGCTTTAGGACAAGCAATTATATAACGACATTGCCCAATACGAATTATTATTTTTCAACGACACAAATATCAGGGCAAACAAACAAACAAATATATATTGCTTATTATGATAGCTCAAAAACATTCATTTCAAGAGATAGTTACAATGAACTAGAACATTTATTTACAACACCAGCAAATTGTGTATATATGAGAGCAGGAGTGTTTACTGCAAATCAAGAAAATGTAATGTTAGAAAAAGGAACAACAGCAACATCATATGTAGAACATAAAGAACAAGTAAAAGAAATAAATCTACCAATAGAAAATCTTGTAGATTTTGCTACATTAAGCAATTCAAATACAACTAATTCATTTACTAATGATGTGTTAACAGTAAATACTTCAAGTGGAACTTATGCAAATGCTTTTAAAGATATTACAACAATATATAAAAGCAATTCATCAAAAGTATTAAGATTTGATTTTACAAGTTTAAACTCAACTACTGCTTTATCTGGTGCAACAGGTTATGTAAGATTAAGAATAGTAAAAACTGATAATTCTGTAGTTAATGTTAATTTAGTAGACACATCAAAAAATATAGAAAATCATACTATTCCAGCAGATGTAAGCGATATATCTACTGTAAGTTTAACAATATATGCAAATAATACAGCATCAACAATTACAAACACAGTTACAATAGATAAACCAATATTACATTTGGGAGATAAACATAATTCATACACACCATACGGCACAACACCAATAGAACTATGTAAAATAGGAGATTATGAAGATAAGATAGATAAGAGTACAGGGAAAAATTTGTTTGATAAAGATAATTTAACGTCAAAACAAAACTATGTAAAAAATGATAGTGGTGCAGAAACATCTACACAGGGATTTAGTTATACTACAAGTTATACAAATGTAAAACCTAACACTCAATATACATTAAGTGGTGATTTAGTAAATAGTAGTGGAACAGTTAGAGTTTATTATTATAACGCAAATAAAGAGTGGATTAGTAGAAGTAGTGGATTTGGTGCAAATGTTAATGTATGCACGTTTACAACACCTAATAATTGCTATTACATACAATTTCAATATATAAATTCAGTATTTAATGCTAATACAATAATAATTAATGAAGGTTCTACAGCATTAGATTACGAACCTTATGGAACAAAATGGTATATAAAGAAGAATATAGGTAAAGTAGTATTAGATGGTAGTGAAAGTTGGTTTCAAAGTTCAAACACTAATTTTTACTACTATAATGATAATATATTTCCATTAAGCAGCGCAGGAAGTGTAATATACCCATCAAAGTCAAATTATTATATAGCAGATACCTATGATAGAGTATATGGTGGAAACCCTAATTATGCTTTTGCATTTGCATATAATGTAAATAGAATTGCATTAAGAAACAAAGATATAACAACAGTAGCAGATTTTAAAACTTGGTTAGGAACTCATAATACAACAGTATATTATGTTCTAGCTACTCCAACATATACATTACTAAATGATACACTACAAACACAACTAAACGATATATATAATACAATGAAATCATATAAAGAACAAACTAATTTATCTCAAGTAAATAATGACTTAGGATTTAATTTAATTGGAACTGCAATAGAAGATATAGGATAGCAATTATGCTATTCTTTTTCTTTATGATATAATTAGGTAGGTGATATTATGCTTAATGAAGAAATAGTAGAACAATTAAGTGAACGATTAGTAAGAAGAATTGAAGAAGCTAATACTTATGTTTTAGAACAAATAGGCAAAAGTATTAAAAAAATAGGAACATTAACACCTACTAAAGCAAGACAACTTGAAATGATCCTAAAATATGGTGGAGATTATGAATTAATTACACAAAAGTTAGCTGAAGTTACTAAATTAAATATAAAAGATATATATAAAATATATGAAGAAGTAGCTAAAAGAGATTATGAATTTAAAAAATATTTATATGATTATAGAAAGAAAAGATTTATACCATATAAGGATAATATAGCATTACAAGATCAAGTTAATGCACTAGCAGAGATAACAGCTAAAGAATATGCAAATCTAACAAATACTTCTATGTTAGGATTTAGTGTAAAAGGATTAAAAGGTAGAACAATATTCAAAGGATTAAGACAAACATACATAGATACTATTGATAGAGCCATTTTAAGCATATCACAAGGCAAAAACACCTTTGATAATGAAATGTATAGGGTATTGAAAGAACTTGGCTCTAGTGGGCTAAAAATAGCCTATAGTGGCAAGTCTATGCGATTAGATAGTGCAGTGAGAATGAACTTTAGAGCTGGATTAAGAGATTTAAGAAATCAAACTCAATTATTTTATGGACAAGAATTTGGTGCTAACATGATAGAAGTTAGCCATCACCTAAATTCAGCACCAGATCACATTGACACAGTAGATGGCAAACAATTTGCTATGATAGATGAAATTAAAAAACAAATAGCAAATGGAACTGAAACAAAAATAAAATATGAAGATATAGAAGATAATAGAGTTAGAGTAAATGGCAAATGGTATTATGATTATAATTATATAAATAGCAAATTACAAAGACCTGTTTCTACTTTAAATTGTTACCATTATACATTTGTAGGAATATTAGGATTATCTAAACCTGCTTATACTAAAAAACAATTAGAAGAAGATAAACAAAAAAACGAAAAAGGCTTTATGTTTGAGGGAAAACACTATACTTTATATGAAGGACAAGAATTACAAAGGAAAATAGAATTAGAATTAAGAAAAGCTAAAGATGAACAAATATTAGGAAGAACAAGTAATAATATAGAATTAATAGATAGTTCACAAAGAAGAATAAGAGAATTAACTACAAAATACCACAAATTAATAAAAGAAAGTGGATTATATAGCCAATTAGAAAAAGCAAGAGTAGTTGGATTTAGATTTGTAAAAGTGCCAAAAATGTAGTATAATATTTATATAGGGGATGCCTCCAACATTCCCTAAACTTATATTGGAGGTGTAAGTTATGCAAGAAATTTGGAAAGATATAGTAGGTTATGAAGGACTATATCAAGTAAGCAATTTAGGGAGAGTTAAAAGTTTAGAAAGAACAATAAACCATAAAACTTGTTATGGTGGATTATATCATGTAAAAGGTCGCATTTTAAAATCAAAACTTGAAAAAGATGGATATTACAGAATTGGGTTGTCTAAAAATAAAATAAAAAAATATTATCGCATAAATAGACTTGTAGCTGAAACATTTATACCTAATCCAAATAATTATCCAGTAGTTAATCACAAAGATGAAAACAAATTAAATAATAGAGTTGATAATTTAGAATGGTGTTCTATAAAATATAATATAAATTATGGAACAGGAATAGCAAGAAGAACAAAGACAATAAGTATTAAAATAAATCAATATGATCTAAATGACAATTTTATAAAAACTTGGAATAGTATTAATGAAGCTGTTAGATTTTATAATGGCAATACTCAAATATGCCAATGTTGTAAAGGCAAAAGAAAGTATGCTAGTGGTTATAAATGGAAATATGTTGATGAGTTGCAATAAA